ATGGCACGAAAAACCACTCCACTAACCATCACGGAGATCAAAAACGCACGACCAGGGGAAAAGGAATACACCCTGCAGGATGGTGGAGGATTATTTCTTCTGGTGAAACCCTCCGGATCAAAAATCTGGCGTTTTACGTACTACCGCCCGGCAGATAAAAAACGGACTATCATCAGCCTCGGATCGCTGAATGATGTTTCCCTGTCCGATGCCAGAGAACGACGGAATGAATACAGGTCACTCATAGCGAAGGGAGTTGACCCACAGGACCACGAACGCCGGAAACGTGAAGCAGAGAGTCGGAAAAAGGGCAACACGTTCGAAAAAGTTGCCTCGGACTGGTACGAGATGAAAAAAGGCCAGAATCTGGCTTACAACACGATTAAGGATATCTGGCGATCCCTGGAAAAATACGTATTCCCGTACATCGGAAACACGCCAATAGATACCCTCACAGCTCGCCGCTTTGTTGAGATACTCACACCCATTAAAGCACGCGGCAACCTGGAAACTCTGAAACGCGTTTTACAACGCATCAATGAAGTGATGGATTTTGCTGCCAACAGTGGGCTGATTGACATCAACACCGCCGCGAACGTCCGCAAGGCATTCCCCTCACCCACCAAAAAGCACATGCCAACCATCCGACCGGAACAGCTACCGCAGCTAATGCACGATTTATCGGTCGCCAGCATAGAACGGCAAACCAGATTGCTGATTGAGTGGCAACTGCTGACCGTAGCACGCCCAGCCGAAGCAGCCGCCGCACGCTGGGAAGAAATAGATCTCGATGCCGAAACCTGGACGATTCCAGCCGGACGCATGAAGATGCGCCGTGACCACGTGATCCCCCTTTGCGGTCAGGCTATGGCTGTACTGGAAACCATGAAGCCAATCAGCGCACACAGGGAACACGTTTTTCCCAGCCTTAAAAATCCAATGCTGCCAATGAGCAGCCAGACAGCTAACGCCGCATTGCGCCGGATGGGTTACGCTGGTGTGCTGGTGTCTCACGGATTACGCGCCATATTCAGTACAGCAGCGAACGAGGAAGGATTCGAGCCGGACGTAATCGAGGCCGCACTCGCACACGTGGACACAAACGAGGTAAGGCGAGCATATAACCGAAGTAACTACCTGGAAAAGCGCGTGGTGCTTATGCGCTGGTGGGGGGAATTTGTAGAGGCCGCAGCTACCGGAGTGACCATAGCCAGTGGTAAAAGGGGTATCCGTGCCGTGTAACTGTATAAAAAGCCAGTAAAAGCGATGCAAACCATGCCAAACCATCGTATAATTGCCACAAATTTAACGACAAGGCCGGAGTATATGAAAATTCTATTATGCAAAATACCACCGCCTACGGCGAAGGGCTGCAACTGGCGTTAATGGCAAATCGTGAATTCTGGTCAACATACGATCCGGAAGACAAATCAACAGCCCCCACAAAACACGAGGTAGTCAGTTTTTTACGCTCGCGTGGCGCATCGAAAAATCTGGCTGAAAGCATCGACAAGGTGCTGAGGCCCACCAGCCTTAAATGCGGTGGGCGACCTAAGAAGTGGAAACGGTAATCACAATAGCGGCCCCTTGCGGTCGCTATTTTTTTGCAGAAAGAAAAGCGTAATCAATGAGATAAAAAACAGTGGGTACCGTTTTAAAACGGTGGGTACTGTTTTTCCCGCCCTGCCCTGTTTTACCGTATTTATCACCGGAATACGCCGGATTAACGAGGTAAAACATAGTGGAAACAATCAGAAAAATACTTACCCGTCAGGAAGTAAAAAATATTCTGCGCATCAAGGCAGACAGTTCGCTACAGGACATGATCAACGCCGGAAAATTCCCGAAAGGCTTCAAAATCGGTCTGCGTCGTGTTGGCTGGTATGAAGATGAAGTGCTGGCCTGGCTGAAAGAGCGCGAGGAAGAAGCGCGCGGAACGGCTGCGTAATGGTGTGAGGCGTAACGCGATGAACATAACAAAAAGCGCCCCGTTGCCGGAGCGCCCTTGCGAACAATTAACCTGCTGCGAAAAAAATGGATCAGTGCAGGAGAATTATATCAACCGTGTGGCGAAGCGCCACAATTGCCGGATAACAGGCAAAACAAAGGCCACCCGCTACGGTGGCCCTTCGACACAAGCTACACGTTATCGCCAACGCATGAGCATAATCAACAATGCCACATTTGCGGCTGGTGGGCAATGTGATCAGTGTGCTGGCTTGCTGGTGGGCTATTCCTGCTCTTTAGTATCGCCATGCTGCGATGTTTTCCAGGCATGCGATCCCATTTTTGTGCGCCTGTACTCTTTAAGGAACTTTTCAAGGACAAACGCACATGGCGCGAATCTTTCCTGTTCATGTTCTCTTACCGCGTTTTTGCGTTGTTTTTTCCTGGATGAGGATAATTTCTTTAATGATTTGTCAGTCATCGTAGATACCTATAACCCTGTGCGCCACAGTTCACCGCACCACGGCGCTGGTGATGGTTACTCCTGCTCTTTGGCCTTGCGGCGCTGGCGGCGTTTGATCTCGCCACGCATGGCTGTAACGATAAACTGCGCAGTACTCTCGCCCGTTTCTTTGACTTGCTCCATTGCCTCAACAACTTCATGCGGGGCGCGAGCCTGTAATTTCTGTGATTTGTTATTGATATGGTCTCTTTCCATTTCTGGTTTCCTTTGTGATTACTGGAATCCAGTATACACGAAAAAGACCAAAACAAAATGCTTGAAGTGGATTCCACTTAGTGATTATACTGGAATCCAGTTGAGTAACTATCACTCAATGCAAACGAGGCTGGAAAGGATTGCCGTCCTTTCGCAGCCTCTAACCACCAACGATAACGAGAGTATCGAGGTAGCTATGAGAAATTATACCACACACCAGCAAGGGCGGGACTCGCACAACCTGAATAAATACATCTGGCGTTTTATCGCCCTGAGCACGGCACAACCGCGCGTGATTACCATCGAGGCCACCAGCGAACAGGAAGCACGCCAGCAATCCCCGGCTGGTTGCGTGATGGTATTCGCCGCCCGTATTCGTCAGGAGGTACGCCATGTGCAATAACACCCGTCCGGACGCAGCCGCCGAAGCTATAAAAACACTGATTGATGCGCTGATTGATATTTCTGTTATCGCAGACAAGGCGCATAAGTACGCCACCAGCGAAACAGAATATGCCGGGGCTTTCGTTCCTCACTCACTGGCTGTTATGCAATTTAGTGCTGATATGGCACTGAATGAGGCCAGGGCTATCCTGATTGCTGATTGTGAAAATGGGGGGGGTTATGCGTGATGATCGTTTTAATGCCCTGAAACAGGAATTTGATGGCGCACCGGAACACGAAGCAGACGCATTGTTGGGCGTTGCTGACATGATAAAAGCCGCATTTTTTCTTATCAATACCAGTGGCTACAGGTCAGAGGGTGCGGAGATTCTCAATATTGCGTCGGACTATGCGGAATATGTGGCAGAGGCGCGTTACAGAAGAAAATTCCCGGAGGATGTAAGCCATGTGTGATATTTACAATGACACAGTAGACCGTGCATACCGTGCTCTTGCTTACAGTGAAAACATGCTTGAAATATTGCGCTTATGGCTTGGAACGCTTGGCGATAATGAAAGAGATAAACGCAACAGCAATATTGCGACGGCGTTAATAACGCTTCTTGAGCCGGTAATAATGGAACTACAAGAAATAGATCTTTTGCACGACAGATATAAAGAACAACACACCGGGAAATAAAAACCATGAAACAGAAAATTTCTGGCTTTACTGCCAGCGGCCCCGCTCGGCCTGAAATCCGCCCCGGCGATATTTTCAAAGATAAATATGGTGGACGAATAACGATAAAAACCGTTGACGATTTTCGCGTGACTTATATTCGCGAAGGTTATGCGCATCCCTGCGTGTCGTCACATATGCGTTTTGAGAGTGAATTCACCCTGGTAAGCAAAGCACCACCAGCGAACTTAAGCGACATCGACAGAATCATGCGCGTTACAGGTATGGAACGCATTAAGGCAGTACGTGAAATTATTCGTGAACGGGGAAAAGCAAAATGAAACTGGCACCGAACGTAAAACTGTTACCGAAAGATAAAGGCGAGGATGCAGTGATTTTTGCGGGGGATGACGCATACAGCCACGCAGAGCATTACATGCAGGGCGGAGAAGCCAGAAAGCGCGGCGACAAAATACCACCTGTTTATCTCGGACGGCGTGACCTGGGTAATCTGGAAAACCTGCGTATTGTGGATGAGGGTCGGTCACGCGCCATCGTCAGACGTGCCGGAAAACTGGATGACAAACTGGCGCTACAGATTGAAACCCTGCTGGCAGTGGCTGGTGTTAAGGAAGCCTGTTTTTGTGACGAGAACGGCGATTTACTGGAGGACTGGACACCACAGCTTGCCCGGCTGAAAGACGAATACGAGCGCGGGGAAAGTCTGGTGTTGCCCTTAAAGAAAAAAGCCACAGGAAGCTATAGCGATGATGAATTAAAGCCCCGCGTTGAAAGCCGCGCCGATGGTGTTTTCTGGGTAACGCCAAAAGTTGACAAGCAGTCAGGCGAAATTATCCGGCCTGAGACGTGGTTATGTTCCCCGCTTGAACTACTGGGAACGGGGACAATCGGTAAAGAGCATTACCGCGTGATGCGCTGGAAAAAGCCAGCAAATCATGAAGTCATCACAATGGCGATTCCGTGCGGTGGCATTGGCGACCGTGACGGCTGGCGGTTGCTGAAAGACCACGGCCTGAACGTGACAACCAACGGCAAATACAGGGCTATCCTGGCTGACTGGATGCAGTTAAGCGGAAACCATGAGGAATGGCAGTTAAGCACAACAACGGGCTGGCATTTTGGCGCGTACATCATGCCGGACGGTTCGGTCATTGGTGAGTCTGAAAAACCGATTCTGTTTACCGGAAAAACTGCCGCTGTTAATGGCTATTCCGTGGCAGGAACGGCGGAAGGCTGGCGCGATACCGTTGCGCGGCTGGCTGGTGGTAATCCGTCCATGATGCTGGGTGTGGCGGTATCGTTATCTGCACCATTAATCGGGCTGGTGGGTGCTGACGGCTTCGGGGTACATCTTTTCGAACAGTCATCGGCAGGGAAAACCACCACACAGAACATCGCATCAAGTTTATGGGGAGAGCCGGACGCACAACGGCTGACCTGGTACGGTACAGCGTTAGGTATCGCCAACGAGGCAGAGGCACACAACGACGGGCTGTTACCCCTGGATGAAATAGGCCAGGCCGGAAACGCGCGGGAGGTGTCAACGTCTGCTTATACGCTGTTTAACGGTTCCGGGAAATTACAGGGGGCGAAGGACGGCGGCAACAGGGAGATAAAACACTGGAGAACGGTGGCAATCAGTACCGGAGAAATGGACGTTGAAACATTCCTCAAAACGGAGGGGATAAAAGTCAAGGCGGGGCAGCTTGTCCGCCTGCTTAACGTGCCGATGGAAAAAGCCACACAATTTCACGAATACAGCACCGGAAAGGCGCACGCAGACGCGTTAAAAGATGCCTGGACAGAAAATCACGGGGCGGCGGGTCGTGAATGGGTTAAATGGCTGGCAGACCACCAGCAGGAGGCAAAGGACACGGTAAGGTCATGCCGAGAACGGTGGCGCAACCTGATACCGGAGAGCTACGGCGAGCAGGTACACCGTGTGGGTGAGCGTTTCGCCATACTGGAGGCCGCGCTTGTGCTTTCCGGTCATGTTACTGGCTGGGATGAGCAGGAATGCCGCGATGCCATTCAGCATAATTTTAATGCCTGGGTGAAGGAATTCGGCACGGGTAACAGGGAGTTTAAACAGATGGTTGAACAGGCAGAGGCTTTTTTAGCGTCGTTCGGATTCAGCAGATACCTTCCGTGGCCCAACACCGACGAGCGTGATTTACCGATTAAAGAGCTTGCCGGATACAGAAAGGGGAGTATCAGAAACGAAGATGACGAGTTCCGTTTTTACACGTTCCCGCATGTATTTGAGGGTGAGATAGCACAGGGATTTAATCCGTCGCATTTTGCAAGGGCGCTTGATGCGGCGGGGATGCTGGAAAAGGGTAACGACCGCCGTTACAAGAAAAAGGCGCTCGGCAGGATTGGGGGGAAGCAGCATGTTTTTTACGTGCTGATGTTCCAGCCAGAAAGCGAAGAAGATTAATTTTTTCTCGCGTGTAGGGTGAAAATTTTGCGGGTTATGCGGGTTATTTCTGTGGATAAGTCAGTATCCATATGATTATTAAAGAAATGACAGAAAAATCGTAACCCGCAAAATACCCCAAATAACCCGCAAATGGGCCTAAATAACCCGCAAAAGCGCGATTATAACCCGCAAAATATCACTGTAATGGATGAAAAAAGGCCGGGTGTAACCCACACGGTTCTGTAGATATACAAAAATTGAGGTGTTTTTATGTTTCTTGAAGCCATACCAAAAAGCATTTCTCCGGCTGTTCCTGGCTGGTGGGCAAGATTCCGGAATGACGATTGCGGCGAGTGGTGGAGTCCGGTTGCTGCATGGGCGATTTGCGATGTGTTTTATTCCGGTGATTCTGAGGTTTACTCTGAAATATTACCGGTACTCACTGGTGATATGGGAATGACACCACATCACAGCGCAGAGGGATATTGCGAATGCCTGTATTTGCCTGACACAAAATTCATTCTTTCAGATGAACCGGGAACGCTTGCATGGTATCCGGCTAACAGCACAGCGGAACAGGTGACAACCATCAACGTTAAAAACGGAGAGCATACAGCATGACAGCACAGATAGCGGCTTACGGGCGGCTGGTGGCTGACCCGCAGTTAAAGACCACCAGCAAAGGGACACAAATGGCGATGGCGAGTATGGCGGTTCCCCTGCCGTGCAGCCAGGCAGATGACGGAACGGCGACGATGTGGTTATCCGTCCTGGCATTTGGCAGACAGGCCGATGCACTGGCAAAGCACCAGAAAGGCGAACTTGTGAGCGTGGCGGGTAACATGCAGGTAAGCCAGTGGACAGGCCAGAACGGGGAAACGCGGCAGGGCTGGCAGGTTATTGCAGACAGCGTAATCAGTGCGCGAACGGCGCGACCGGGCGGCAAAAAAGGTCAACAGGGCTAGGCCACTGACGCACTGAACAGGGCAAAACAACAGACAAGCCAGCACGATGACCCGTACGGGGATAACATACCGTTTTAATTCACAACAGCGAACAGCGTAATTACAGGGGAAGGCATGACAAAGCTGACCATTAACCGAAAACCGAAAGGCATTTACGGCACGCCGCAGAAAACGACGCAGGCGGCACAAGAGCAGGATAAAACCACATCGGCGCATAAAGTGATACCCGATAATCAGAACGCACAGCAGAGCCGCAAACAGAAGACCGCAGGGGCGACACCGTGGCAGCATATGACCAAAAGGCAGCGCAAAAACCGCCGACGCGTTAACCGCCTCACTGAGATGTGGCCTGACTTATTCAGCCATAAAGCACCGAAGCCGCTTAAGGTGGGGATATTCGACGACCTGATACAGGATATCGCCGCCAGGGGGCTGACATTCGGGCCGGGGGCATTACGTGCGACGCTGGCATCTTATGCGCAGTCTCCGCGCTATTACCGCGCCTTAATGGCTGGTGGCACACGTTACGACCTGAAAGGCCAGCCATGTGGGGAAGTGACACCACAGGAACAGCAGGAGGCAGAAACGCGGCTGGCAGCACTGAATGAAAAGCGCAAACGTCAGGCGACAAAGGAGAAGACAGGCGCATGATTCGTGACAGCAAAGCGGAAGAACTGGAGGCTAAAGGCCTGTACCGGAGAGCGGCGGCGCGGTGGGCTGAGGTCATGCAGCTGGTGAACACCGATAAGGAGCGCGAACAGGTGGCAAAGCGTCGCGCGGAATGCATCCGCAGGGCAGCACGCCCACCCGTTATGGCGGATAACTTCGGGGCACTGAAAGAGGCTGTAAACCGCACTCATGCGGTGATGGGGATGGAAGACGCGGGTAAATCCGTCTGGCGGAACTACCCGAAGCAGCCTGGCGGTAACCAGTGATGCCGGATATTATCCTGAAAAATGACCATCACTCCCGTGGGCGGATAACATAAAATCCTGCATATGCGCACATACACAGACGAAGCCGGAACACTCCGGCTTTTTTTACGGGTCCTTCCGGAGGGGTGGCCTTACCGCGGGGCGACGGACGCGCGGAAAAAGGCTAATTTTTACATTTTCATCCGTCATCATCATCTTTCCAACATGTTGAATTAAAATGAAATATATTTTTACTATGTTAATTTGGGGTGTTTTTTGTTCAACATACAGAACACTTTTAACCCACTGAAAGATGAGCGCACGATACGCATTTAAAACTACCGGAGGACGAATGGATCGGGAGCTTAAAAACCTGAAACTTAATATCAATCAACTCGCAGAACTGGCGGGAGTTTGCCGCCAGACAGTAGCGAAAAGGCTAAAGGACATTCAGCCAGCCGGAGGGCATGAAAAATTAAAGCTGTACCGACTGACGGATATAATCAGCGCATTCATGAATATACCCGCCCCCGCATCACTCGAAGACATGGATCCACAAAGCCGTAAAGCCTGGTACCAGTCTGAGCGTGAGCGCCTTAAGTTCGAGCAGGAAACGGCTGAACTTATCCCCGCCGTGGATGTGCGCAGGGAGTTGGTTATTTTTGGGAAAATCTTAAGCGAGGAACTGGCAAAACTCCCCGACATTCTGGCGCACGATGCAGGCATCAATCAGAACGCAGTAAACCGCGTCAGGCAGATTATTGATGACCTGTGCAGGCAAATTACTACCAGAGTGATACAGGCTAACGACTGGCACGACAGCACGCCGCAGGTAGTGCAGGAGATTCACCAGGGGGAATAATTCGCGGTACCGGAAAACATCCACCAGCAGGGAACGACAAAAAAATAAAAGCGCACCGCTAAGGATGCGCCTTGATTGAGGTTCAATGAGTAAGACATGCACACACATTGTGTCGCACCTCGTTCATTCTGGCAATGTATCAGGCTGGTGCGTGCGGTAAGCCTCCAGATTTGCGCAATGGTTCCGCCTGTGATGTTAAGGTTTGTTAAGTTGTTTTGCGCAGAGATGGGCGGAATAAACATTGATGTAAGCCCCGTAATTACTGGCCTTGCCACGTAAAAACCGCGAACAATGATCAGGTTGATCATGCTTAGAAATGCCAGGGGTATTTGCGCAAAAATGACAGGTAGTGCAGGAGATTCACCAGGTGGAGGATTCGCAACCATTCTCTTTATTTCCCGTCATCACGCTGACCTGTATTCAGCTGGTTGTTCCGTGGCACATCCACGGATATTTAATTACGCCTTATGGTAGCTATCTCCGGCGGGTCCTTCCCGGAACCTTAAGCGCCGGGGGTACGGGTACGCGCAATTCTTAACTGTTTATGAAAATTTTTCGGGAAAAGTCAGATCCGTTCTTCTTCTCTGTAACTCATTGTTTAATCGTAAAATCATCAAAAAAAGAAAGGATCTGACAGTAGGCATTTTGGGCCAAAAATGACGTTATCAGATCCTTTCTCAGTTTTGTTCAATAATTGCGCGGCTGTCACTCACCTTTCTGTTGCCGTAATTTCTCCGGCACGTTTCCGGTTGTTTCCATCAGGTAGTAAAAACATTTTTATTAACATTAATCCACCAATTTATTATCAAAAACCACCTCCGACATGAAACGCCAAAAAAACAGGATTTTTTGGCTTTATGATGTCGTATGTTTCTGGTGGTTGATTTTAATAAAAACAAACAGTTATGCGCGAGAAGTACCGACACGCTTTTCCCCTGAAAAATTTTCATAAATAGTGAAATCCTGCGCGTCTACCGCCCCGCGGTGTTTCAGATCCCGGAAAGGACCCGTGAAAATTTCCCGCCCCCTCCGACAGTGTGAGAGTTTTTTTAGGGAGCCCTTTTTGAGCCCCAAAAGCTGGAAAAATCACAGTTTTTTAGCCTGCTGGTGGAGTGAGTTTTTTTAACGATGCCAGCAATGGCGCGGGTTTGACGTGGCTTTACCTGATAGGTTTTACCTATCAAGTCTGTGCACACCTTCCCAAAAAAAAGTTTTCGAACCTGCGGCGATGTGAACAAGGGTAGGCGGGCGGTCCCGGACAGCCAGGACTGCAGGGATTTGATCCGCCCCTCCCGTTGATGATAACCGTTATCAATTACTCCACCAGCAGGCAGGACGGTAACAATACACCGGGCTACCCGTTCCGGTACTGGTTAATCCTGGCTTTCGCAATCAGCGTGACGTGATGGTGACATGTCGTGACACACCGTGACGCTGCCACCAGCACAATAATGAACGTAAAAAATCACGTACCAGGAAAGCGACGGCCTGAACCATTGCCAGAACTCCCCATACCAACACAGCGAAGAACAGCAAATCACAGATAAAAAAATACCCCGTGATTACGGGGCAGGAGGATAAGGACATCAAGAAGTCAGCTACCACAAAGAAAATAACCATGAACAACGATTAAGAGTACGGAGAATAACCGCTCGTTCATGCCGGATAATGCCACCAGGCCAGGAGAATGGCAATGCACGGACCATAACGCATCGCCACCAGCCTTGTGGGTTATCACGCAGCGGTACCGGGAGTCTGGTATCGTGATGCGGCATGATTCAGTGATAAGCATCACCGCTTCCGCTCACATTTGACACTGGCAACTCCATCTGGCAGGTGAAAATCAGATTTATTTATATATTTCAATTGATTGCGAACTGGTCTAATGACAGGGGAGAAAAAAGATTGTACAGGTGAAAACAGAAATAACTTTTAATTATCAATATATTACCACACATGCTGCCGCCGCCATGAAAATGCAAAAACCAGCCTTTTTCCGCGCGTCCGTCGCCCCGCGGTAAGGGTACCCATCCAGGAGGACCCGCGATGATCGGGGCGTTTCATCAACGTCATGCGTTATGCCGGATTAACTGCGTACGTAATACGTATGCACATCCCGGACAGGAACAGCCAGAATCGCGCCGCTGACGTTGTTTTTGTGGTTATCCCCCTGTCATGAGTCATCGCAATGGTTTTATGCGTCCTGCGTTGCGCTGGTGGGCTTTTCCACCATTGGTGGGAAACATGGCACCACATCCACCAGCTTAAACGCGCTTCACCTTCCCGTTATCAGTCGCCACAATTACGGCATTGTTTCCCCATCCTCTGGAGGCCATGACAATGACCGAAGCCGAAATGCTCAAAATGATTCGCCAGATTGCCGGGATCAGACCACCAGCAGGCAAACAGGAGGCCACGCAGCCGGACAGCGTTATCGCTGAGAACTATGCGCGTGTGGTGGCTGAGGTGATGCGCCGTGACGGTATTGAGCTTAACGGAGTGGATATGCGCGACATACGCACCAGGGTACTCGAGTTATTGGCCTACCGTCGCCGCGTGCAGATGTACCGGGAGAGCGAGAAAAAGACTTACCAGTGGAAGAAGCCGGAGCGGTTACGGCGGTAACCAGTTGATAAAAAGGCTCCTCAATTTTGAGGAGGGTAGCTGGTGGCTGGCAGAATGTAAATTTACATTCTGGTGATTTAATCATCTGATTTACCCGATGGCTTACCTTACCAGGCCATAGCGGATTACCGTGCAATGCGCACCATCGCCACCAATACGCACATCAAAACGTGGCTCACGGACTTTCACACGCTCCAGCAACTTATCACGAACCATAGCGTTTAGCGTCCTTCGTGTTGCCTCTATGTGATATCGCTGATATTCGGAACCATAGAGCAGCACTGTAACACCACGAACATCAAAAGGTGGATCTCCAGCCTCCACCCGCACCCAATCGCGATACTCAGGTTTGTAGAGTTCAAGGATCTGTTTTTTGTGCCTGGTCATTCTCATGCGTGCAACTCCTTATTGTGGGACAGTACTGTCATACAATAAGCTATGCGGAAAATTATCAAAAGAACAGAAACCAACCATTCAGATTTAACAGGTATCAATGGGATTATGCTTATGGTGCATGATGACAAAGCGGAAGAACTGGAAGCGAAAGGTTTATGGCGACGGGCGGCTAATCGCTGGGGTGAGTTACTGAAACAGGCGGCAAGTGATGAAGCGCGTCAGTATGTAACGGAACGACGAACGGCATGCATCCGGAAGGCAACCATAACCCGGGAACCGGAAAGAGACCTGATTTGTGCCATAAGAACCGCCGCCACAAAAACACTAACGGACATGGGGATCGACCTGAAAAAAGAAGATCCACTGCGGGGCATTCAGCACGGGCATACAAAGCAGGATAAACGCAGGAAGTAA